CTCCAGAGATCTGGTCAGGACTTTAACCTGACACTGAAGGATCTCCCGCAAGTAGACTATTTATGTCTACCCACGCCCACCGCGTTTTCAAACGACGCGGCACGTTGTGCTCGCATGGGGCGAGCCGCACGGCCTCAAAACCAAAGGGATCATGAAAGGACCCCTTCCGCTTGAGCCGTAACAATTCACCCCAGTCGGGGTCTCCCCTCATTATTGTGAGGGGTCGAGGTTCTGGTATACGGACTTCGTCACGCTGAAAGGCACGATTATATCGCACCTTAAATTGCGATGACAAGCCGTTAACCACCTCTTGGTTGGTAAGCCGTTCGTCAACAAAAGCATAAGGCCATGCCTCAGCCTTGTTGATTATCGGCACCTGACCACGACGCGCCACTACTTGGCCTTGCAGATAGTCTGCCGCCTGATGTAGTGCCTTGCTCCTTAGGCTATTTACATAGCTGATGTAAGCAAGGGCTCCTGCTGGTGACTTGTCACCAAGCAATGCTTTAATCCGAAGGGGTGACACGCATTCACCTTTGAACGCGTCCATCCCACACGATTCTCGGAAGAATCGCCCGGTACAGCATTTGTCCTCGTTGAACTCCAAAAAGAGCTCGTTGAAGACAGGCTTGATGACGTTGAAATCCTCCTCATAGAGGATGAGATCGTCACCGTAGACATAGACTTCGGGTAGGGCCGTAAGGTCCTTTTCCCTAAGAATATGTCTGAGTGAGCCAACTGCAAGCGCCCAGAATATGAACGCTTCTACGGGAAAGCAAACTGCACTTCCCATAGGCGCAAACTTCTTTAGGCGCAGCAGTTCTCCTGTTGGTAAAACGGTTCCTTCACTTCGACTGGCATACAGGCATCGCCTAATATGCTCAGGGAAGATCTGGTTAACCAGCCAACAGGAGACACGATCCGATGCTTCCTTCATATCGACAGTGACATACTTACTGACGATACTACTTGAAGAAAGGAGAGCCAACTCACGATTAATCTCTTGGTTTGTGAAATTCACAAAACCTGCAGTGACTCGATGCTTTTCTAGTCTTCCGACTAGGGCATCCTTTTGTCCCTGCTGGATCCACTGGAATTCCAGTGGCTCCTCAGAAATCAATCGAGGGCCTCGAGAATCTTTGGGCACAAGCACAACTTTTGCTGTACCATGCGGCAGGGTTGTCAACCCCTCCAGATCCTCTAGATGGTCACTAAGGTGAGTGTAATTATAGAAGTAGTAATCCGAATATGGATACACTTCGTCAATACACTCGTAGTGCCGTGAGAATTTCATTTTCTCCCACGGACGCTCCCCGGTGGCCACTGCTCCTGGACCATGTCCCGGAGTGATGTCGAGCAAGTCCAACGGTGTTGGACAGCTCAGCACATAATGCGCGAGCAACCTAGCACTCTCCAGTGCACGGGCTGTCGTGGGCGACATGCTTAAATCAGCATCCGCCTCAGGGAGAGAACGATCAGTGGAAATAAAATCATCCACCACACGCCTCTCACTGTCTATTGTGTGCGCACCCTCCAGCTTGTAAAACAGAAAACAAATCTGTCTTACGGCTCTGACGGCCCCAATTTGCCGATATGTACTTTCGTACACGGCATGGGTCCGCGCCCTCCAATCATGGTTTACCGTCACCTCACAATCCAATGAGGTTTCAGACGGCTCCACTCCTGGAGTAAGTATCCGACCGTCACGGTCGAAGATCAATTCCCAAAACCCCGACAAGAATCGAGGAAAGACCCCCTGTTTTTGCATAGCAAATCCAGAAGGTATGGGAAAGGGGATATCGCTGGCTAAAGCCTTGTCCAGGCTTTTTCCGAGCGTTGGAAGAGTTCTCGTTAGAAAACTCAACCCCTCCGATCGTGACCTCGTTGTAAGGGTTTCTTGGTCCTTACATTGAGATGAGGCCGAGATAGCGACACGTGCCGCCAAGTCCCGGTAGAGTCGGAGGACGATCTGAAGATAAACTTCCAGATCATCGGGCATTTCAGGTTTCCTCATTATGGGGTCTCCATCCTATGCCCACCTATTGTACCCTTCCTCTTCGAGGACGTGGTCTTAGTGAGTTCTAACTCTCACCGTTGACCCACCGGTTCCAGAAGGTGTCCATGTCAAAGCTATTCGCAGAGACAGCGGAAGCACCATACAGGAGACCGGTCATGCGCTGCCAGAGCCCGGCAATTGCGACGTTACGATTGTCGCATATGTCGGGTAGGTCAGCGACGAGATAGACGGAAGCATTCATGCCTTCGTCATTCCCGTCCCGCAATACAGGCGTATCCAAACGGATAAGGTGCCTCATGCGGGCCTTGTTGCCGGTACCCACATTAGTGTGGGATACTTTCATCAACTCGGGAAATTCGCCTGCTGTAGCGGGCGCAGAGCCAGACCAAAGGGCTGACTCGCGTCTACGTACAACTTGGCTCCCGGACATGTTGATGATTGCCCAGGCCTCCGTCTTTTCGGTGGCGTCTGAGCCGTCAACAACTGGTGCATTAAAAGGGTCGGCTAACAATAGGTGAGCCTCCATAGGTTTATCGAACCAAAGGACTATCCAATGGTCCGGTGGATGAAGTTACGTGTACCGTCATCAATACGACGGCCGTAACGACTTCCGAGTAATGCAGCACCGAGAACGATAGTAAACCTTCTAGGAAGGTGAACACCGAAATCGTGCTGCGGTTTGATCTCCGGGAAATCCGGAAACCTATAGTAATGGTACGAGGTTTGAGAATTACCTCTACCAGGAGACAGGGAAGACCATCCAGGGGTCACATTGGTTAAATGTGACGTTGCGACGTGCTGGTGTGAAATACTCCAGCAATAATCGTTTACCTTGATGGTCGCGGGCACATTTTCGAAATCGAAACTGTGCAGCCACTTTCCTACATCCGCAAACCAATCTATGACGAAAGAAAATGGGATAATATCCCAAAAATCGCCAATAGAAAGGTTAATACCCCAATGGTCTAGTTCCGAAAGGAACGACTTAAGCGCTGCCGAGAGATATCCCGGTAACGAATAAGAAAAGTCCAATGAGGCATGGAACCTTGGCCGGACTATCTGATGAACAGTCTTGCAGTCAAATTCAATAAGGGGAAAATCCCCATATCGACCACAAGCGTTCTGGATAGTTCCCGTGTCAAAATGACCCGAGTCCGACTCAAAGTCCTCTACATCGCGAAAAGTGTAGGGCGACAGGTTTTTCCGATAATGCAAGGTTCGACGCACGTGTTCATTTTCCAGATAGTCGAGTACTTTATCCTCGGCCGTCCGAAATTTGTTCACAATTGTCTTAATATCTTGCACCATGGGAAGCAGGCCGAAAATACCTGCTAGGAAATGGCTGGATACGCGTGAAATGGGCTGATTGAGAACTTGTCTCACATGCCCACTCATCAAATCAAGATTATGAAAAATATCCTGATACTGATGATACATATGTTTCACGTCCTTAAGTTCATAAATGAACCGTGGAATACTGAACCCGTCATCAAGACGGGGCAGCATCTTATCCAGCGACATCTGCTTGAGTATGGTTAGTTTCTCTTTAATAAGAGATTCACTAGCCGTCTCAATCCACCAGTCATTAATTGAATAACCGGTGTCGATGTCACCAACCGGATCAGCGAACTGAGCCTTGACCTTCGAATGATCGTAAGTTTTAGCACGATCATGATGAAGGCAGCCTCGAAATTCTTCATCCCAATTCACCTCACTACGAACAGTTCGAGTGAAGGTAACGGAATGAGGGTCCGCATCCGTAAGTCTTTTCCCATGAATACATGGTTGGAAAGGCCTTTTACCGTAATGGTGAAAGGATTTCAGGAATTGTATGTAATCAGCATACGATTCATCCTTCCGCCTTTTACGCCGCTTCTTCCTTGGGTACGTATAATTGACGTACTTAATGGATTCGCGATCAGGCCACCACGTACTGGGAGACTCTGGAGCATAAACACAGCTGTCCACGAAACTACCTGTTTCGGGGACCTTTTCACATTGAGGAGCCCACTCATCCATCCATAGATGAGAGTAATTAAGGCTCTGTGGAAAGCAAGGTTGGCCATTGGCCTCGCTTGGCTTGTGCTTCTCCTTGGTCACTCGCATGTTAGTCGCTTTCGGCTACGAGGCCCC